TTATTAGAACATCTGACTAAACAGATAATCCCTAAAGATGAAACAGATAAAATTTTAAATGAATTTTCTGAATATGATAAAGATGTTAGATCATTAACATATAGAATATTATTAGAAAAATTTAATGATAAATATGATGGTTTAAGTATTGATCAAAAACAAGTACTTAAAGAATTTATTCATTCTGTAGATTCAACTCCTAGTTTAAGGAATTTTTATAATTCTAAAATTAAAGAATTACATTCTTTATTAAAAGAAACAGGAAACAACATTAAAGATAAAGCTATACAAATTAAAGTACAAGAAGTTTCAAAATTACTAGTTGAATTAGATAAAACTGATAAGGTAGATAGTGATAATCTAGTTGACTTGCTTCAATATTATGAATTAATTCAAGAAATTAAAATAGCAAATGGCGTACAAGTATAAAATTAAAGAAGCTTCTCCTAACTTAGCTCAACAGGGTAATTATAAAGTTGGTGATGTTACTTATTCTAAAGATGGTGACACCAGATATACTGTAAATGCAGTAAATCCAGAAAGTGGTAAAGTATCTTGGAAAGTAACTAATTTACCTAATTTTGATAAATTATTTGATGATGTGAATGATGCTGCTATGTCTGCTAAAGGTGTTTATACTAAAGTAAAAGACGATCAAAAATTTAGAGAGTTTTATGAAGATATAAGACAGATTAGAAATAAAATCAGAACCCATTTACGTTCAGAATACCCAGAAGATTATAAGCGAATGACTATGAATGAGGAAGATGTAGATGAAGCATCTATGTCAGGTGCAGCTGGTGCTTATAATACACCTTATGCCTTTAATAAAAATAAAAAAGCAGATGGGACAGATAATGATTCAGCATACACTTCTATTGGATACAAAGCAGTAAAGGAAAAAGCAGAAAATATTATTAGAAAAAAGTTTGCAAAAGTACCAAAAGCAAAAAAAGTAACATCTAAACAAAAAATGAAATTACCTTCAGGTATGGTAAGTTCATTTGGAGTTGCTGAAAATAAAGAAAATCCTGGTGCTACATTAGGACCTGGACCAGCAGCAAGTGAAGATGGAGTAAAAGATAATTATTATGTAAAAGGATTTAAATATAAATTAGTTCCGAAAAATAAAAAAGGAACTTATGTACAAAAGGGATCATCTATGCCAGTTCGTAAACTTTGGGGATAGGGCTAATATTTATAATATGAAGTACAGAATAATTAAAGAAGAAACTGAAGCATCTAAATATCAACAAGAGCGTATTGAAGCATTTGATAATATAGAAAAAAGATTAGATGACATAAAAAAAGAATTACGTCAAGCAAAAATAGAAACAATAAAAGTATACAGAGAACAACCAGATACTTATGCTGTAGTTAAACCTACAGATTTAATTAACGATTTTTTAAAAGACATAGAAACACTATTAGGAAAATAATATGAAAACACTACAAGAACAATACAATTTAATTAAAGAAGGAAAAGGAGCAAAAGATGTATTCCTTAAAGAAGCAAAGCTTCAATACCCTTCAATGATTAATAATGCTGCTAACTTTACACAAGCCGCTAACATTTTAAAAAGAAGAAGTGTAATCCAAGAAAATTATGTAGATTTAAAACCTATAAGTTCATGGGAAGCTCCTTCTAAACCAACTTGGGAAACTAAATTTAATAATTTTTTAAATGAAGCCGGAGATAAATCATTAAATCCTATTGTTAATAACGATATGAAATTTAATACTAAGGAACAAGATGAAAAAGTGTCAGCTGATCCTAAATTAAAGTTTGAAATGAAAAGTGGTGGTGTTGGTTCTTACAAAGTAGCAGATTCAGTTGAAAATATAGAATCACATAATTATGATTATTCTCCTATAGTAGATAACATTAACAATGTTAATGGGCAAGAAATGCTAAATGGTGTTTATGTTGAAACTAAATACAATCCAGAATTAACATTAGAAGAAGCTCAAGCTTTAGCAATTAAAAACTTAGCAAAAGATCCATTACATTATGTAAAAAATGGGCAATTTGGAGTTAAAGATTTAGGATACCAACAACCAGCAGTACAAGAAAATGATGGTAAAACATATGGTGGTAGTGGATACAGTGATAAACTAAAAAATAGTGATAATAATTGGGCTGTAGTAAAAGAATCAATTCAAAAAGTAGTAAAAGAAAACCTTGTAACAGGTAAAGGAAATCCAAATTCATTAGCTTCATTATCAGGTGAAGTAATAAAACAGATGATGAATGAATCAGGATTACAATGGACCCCTGTAAAGGAAGCAGAAAGTTTACAAGATTTTGAAACTGAAAAACCAATGGAACCTGAAGTAAAAGAAAATGCTGTTGATAAAGCAATAGATGCTTCTCAAGATAAAGCAGGTATGGAAGAAGAAGCAAGACCTGACTACCCAGATGTAGATGGAGATGGTGACACAAAAGAACCAATGGCTAAAGCAGCTAAAGATAAAAAGAAAAAAATGAAAAAAGAATCTATAGATAGTAAATTAGCTGAAATAGGAAAAGAAGCTGAAGAAGTAAAAATGGAAGCTCAATTAGATTTCTTACATGATCATATTCAAGAAAAAGTAGACAGAGTAGCTTCAATTAATGAGGATGAAAATCTTAGTGAATTAATTGATAAGTCTAAAATGAAGCAAATGCAGAGAGAAATTAAAGACCTTGAAAAGAAAAAGGCTAGAATGGAAAAACTTTATGAAAAATCTTGTGGTAAAAAATATGCTAAAAAAGAAATGGTAGATGAAACTGAAGAAGTAGACGAATCATTTGATAGTGTAGTTGATGATATTATGGATCAAGGTAAATCAAGAGAAGACGCAGAAAAAATTGCAGGCGCAATTAATGCAAAATATGTAGGTAACTACAAATAAATTAAAGTTATACATGAAGACATTACTAATAGAAACGCATGCGTTTAAACCATCACCAGGCCAGTTAACAGAAAATATTTCTGATGCAGGTAATTTATTAGTTGAAGGAGTATTAGCTACAGCTGAGGTTAAAAATGGTAATGGTAGATACTATTCTAAAGGTCTTTGGGATAGAGAAATGGATAAATATTCTGAATTAATTGAGCAAAGACGTTCAATGGGAGAATTAGATCATCCTGAATCTTCAGTAGTAAACTTAAAAAATGTATCTCATTTAATATCTGAATATTGGTGGGATGGTGATAATGTAATGGGTAAAATAGAAATTCTACCTACCCCTTCAGGAAATATACTTAAAGAATTAATTAATCATGGTGTTACCGTAGGTGTATCATCAAGAGGTATGGGTTCATTAGAAGATAGAGGTGGTGTAATGGAAGTACAAGACGATTTTGAACTATTATGTTGGGATTTTGTTTCAACTCCATCAAACCCCGGTTCTTATATGCATAGCATTAAAGAAGGTAAAGAAATGGTTAACTATGATTATAATAAAGTTAATTCATTAATACACGAAATCCTTTGTTCAAAAGGATCTTGCCCAATAGTGTAACTTTAATAAATACTCATATACGTATAACCAGAATACATCATGAATATCTTATATGGTGTCGATAAATAATTAATATCTATTACGATTCTTAATAATCGTATTTCACAAACAAAAATTTTGGGAACTATGGCAACAAACAGAGATTTGCTAAAAGAAGCCATTGCCGATGCAAAATCCGTAAGGGAAACAGCAATCGCCAATGCAAAACTTGCTCTAGAAGAAGCTTTCACTCCACACCTTAAATCTATGCTATCTGCAAAGTTAGATGAAATGGATAAAAAGGATGAAGAGGATGTAAAAGAATCTGAAGAGGAAGTAAAAGAAGCTGATGCTCCTAGTTTTGAAAGAAAAAATTCACCTGCTGGTGATTCTTTAAAAGACCTAGCTCCACGTAAAGTGGGACAATCAACGGTCCAAGAAGATGAAGTAGAAGAAGAAATTGATCTTGACGAACTATTAGCTGAACTTGAAGACTCTAAAAAGGGTAACAAAGAAGAGCAGAAAAAAATGGAAGGTGCTATCAGAGATGATAGAGACCACATTAAAAGTCTTGAAAAAGACCTTGCTGACGACGAAAAGAAATTAGCTAAATTAAAAGCTGATGAGAAAAAAGACGTTAACGAAGATGCTCGAACTGACGCCGAAGAAGAAGGCTACAAAGACGGTATGAAAGACGAGAAAGAAGACATGAAAGAAGACGCTCGTACGGATGCTGAAGAAGAAGGCTACAAAGACGGTATGGAGGACGAAAAAGAAGACATGGACGACGAGGAAATTGACCTTGAAGATATGTCTGAAGACGACCTAAAAGGCTTTATTGAAGATGTCATTAAAGACATGGTTGCTGATGGTTCAATTGAACCAGGCGACGAATTCGTAGAAGACGAAATGGATATGGAAGACGAAATTGACATCGAAGATGTTGAAGACGTAGACGTAGACATTGAAATTGACGAAGAAATGAAAAAAGCTAAAAAAGACGAGTTAGACGAAATGTCTAATCCAGTTCAAAGAAAAGGTGACGATGAGAAAAAGGACGGTAAGTTCAAAAAGGAATCGAAACCAGAAATGGAAACTGAAAAAATGCGTAAAATGGAAGAAGATTTAGAATCTGCAATCAATTCAGTAAATGAATTAAAATCAGAATTAAATGAAGTAAATCTATTAAACGCGAAATTACTTTACACTAATAAAATCTTTAAAGCTAAAAACTTGACAGAAAGTAAAAAGGTAAAAGTATTAAAGGCATTTGATAAAGCCAAGGATGTAAAACAAGCTAAAACAATTTTTACTACATTAAATGAAGGACTACTAGATAGTACCCCAGTTAATAGAGTAAAAGGTTCAGCATCGAAAGCTAGTGGTTTAGAACCAAAAGCGACGTCAACAAAACAACCTATAATCGAATCAAATGACGTTTATAACCGTATGCGTAAGCTTGCGGGATTAATTTAAAATAACATTAACACAATTTAAAAAAACTATTATTATGAGCTTAAATTCTCTTTTAGAAAGTGCTAATCCGTATCACTCAGTACAGAGCGATGCTGCTAGATTAGCTACAAAATGGGAAAAAACAGGTCTTTTAGAAGGTTTAGATGGTTCCCATAAAAATAACATGGGTATTATTCTTGAAAACCAAGCTAAACAACTTGTTGTTGAATCTTCCCAAACAGGTGGAGGAAATGCATCTTCAGGTACATTTCAATCACAAACTGCTGTAAACATTGGTGGTCAATGGGCAGGAGTTGCTTTACCATTAGTAAGAAAAGTATTTGGTCAAATCGCTGCAAAGGAATTTGTTTCGGTTCAACCAATGAACTTACCTTCTGGTCTTGTATTCTTCCTAGACTTCCAATACGGTACTAACAAAGCACCTTTTTCAGCAGGTGACTCACTTTATGGAAACGGTAGCGTTGCTACTAATCCATTTGGTAACGATAGCGCAGGTGGATTATACGGATCTGGTAGATTCTCTTATTCTACACAAACAACTTCAAGCGAAAAAGCTGCAGTTGCTGCTGCTACTGCATCTTGGAGCGATCTAGATTATGATTCAGATTATTCTGCATCAGTCGCTAACAACGAATACGTTAAAGTAACATTTAACACTTCAAGTTTTGCATATGTAGACGCTACTGCTGTAAAATCATTCCAACTTTATTCAGGTTCTGCTACGGCAGTACAGGTAGCTGCATTTAGCACAAGCCAAAACGGACAGATCTCATTTGTAGTATCTCGTTCTAACTGGAACGTAGGTGGAGCTGCAAGAATTGGATTAGTTTCTTTTTCTTTACAACCAACTGATCAATACAGAGGTGACTTTGAAGCAGGTAATTCATTACCAAACGGAAACAATAACCTAACAGGTTCTTACTGTTGCCCAGCACAAACAATTCCAGAAATCAATGTACAGATGAAATCATCTGCTATCGTTGCTAAAACTAAGAAATTGAAAGCTGTATGGACACCAGAATTTGCACAGGATTTAAATGCATACCATGCACTAGATGCTGAAGCTGAATTAACTTCAATCTTAAGCGAGTACATTTCATTAGAAATTGACTTAGAAATCTTAAGTATGTTAATTACTAACGCTGCTGCAGGAACTGAAGTATGGTCAGCTGTTAACAACACAGCAATTAACGGTGCAGGTGTTGTAAGCGATTTAGGATTTTACAATTCTCAAGGACAATGGTTCCAAACATTAGGAACTAAAGTTCAAAAGTTAAGTAATATCATTCACCAGAAAACTCTTAGAGGTGGTGCTAACTTTATGGTAGTATCTCCAACAGTTGCTACAATAATTGAATCTATACCAGGATTTGCATCTGATTCAGATGGAGATGCTGCTAAAGCTTCTTATGCATTTGGTGTACAAAAAGTAGGTCAATTAAACGGAAGATATAAAGTTTACAAAAACCCTTACATGACTTCTAACATTATGTTATTAGGATTTAGAGGTGGACAATTCTTAGAAAGTGGTGCTGTATTTGCTCCATATATTCCATTAATTATGACTCCATTAGTATATGATCCAGACACGTTTGTGCCTAGAAAAGGTCTATTGACTAGATATGCTAAGAAAATGGTAAGACCAGAATTTTATGGTACTATCGAAATTTCAGGTTTAAACACTCTATAATAAGAGATTAAACTAGATTTTCATAAATTAGAGGCGCTTTTGCGCCTCTTTTTTTTTGTTTATAATAATAAAGAAATTTTCAATATTTATAATAAAATACTAATAATATGAATGTACCAATTTGGCCAGGGTCATCATCATTCGCACCCGGTGCAACACCGTTTGGTTTTTATGATTCACAAGCGGATTTTGATTTAGATGCAGATAAAGTAGCTGATTTTTGCGCAAGGAGATTAGGTTACCCATTAGTTGATATTGAATTACAATCAGGGTCGTTTTACACAGCTTTTGAAGAAGCTGTAACTACCTATGGAAATGAGTTATATGCTTATAAAGTAAGAGATAATCAATTAACATTAGAAGGTTTAAAAACAGGATCAGGCCCTTTAAATCAAGCTATAATAACACCATCATTTGAACCAATAGTAAGACTTACAGAAATGTATGGTGCTGAAGCAGGATCAGGTGGTAATGTGCCTTATTATTCTGGTTCATTCGCTTTAACTTCAAGCCAACAAGATTATTCATTTGATACATTTATGTCCCAAAGTTTAATAACTAGTTCTTTAGGAACAGGTTTAGCTGCTTTTGGAGATTTTGGTATAGAAGTTAAAAGAGTATTTTACCAAGAACCATTACCAGCATCAGCTATATTAATGGATCCTTATAATGGATTTGGATTTGGAGGAGCTATTGCTGCAGGGATTGCAGGTGTGGGTGGATTTGGAGGAGCAGAAGGTTTTTTAATGATGCCTTTAAATTATGACTTACAGGTTATTCAATCTATTGATATGAATAGACAAGTTAGAAGAAGTAATTATAGTTTTGAAATAAGAAATGATAAATTAAGAATATTTCCAATACCTAATTTTAGTGGTGGAAATGATGATTGTGATGGATGTTGTGAACGTAGAATTTGGTTTGAATATATAATTAGAGATGAAAGAATAGAAGGCTCAGTTAAAAAAACACCAAATTCAGTAACAAATGTTTCAAATACACCATACGAAAATCCTAATTATGACTACATTAATTCAATTGGTAGACAATGGATTTTTGAATATACATTATCAATATCTAAAGAAATGTTAGGGTATGTAAGAGGAAAATATAGCAGTATACCTATTCCAAATGCTGAGGTTAATTTAAATCAAGGTGATTTAATATCAGCTGCAACATCTGAAAAAACAGCATTACTTGAAAGATTAAGAAATTATTTTGATGAAACATCAAGACAAGCATTATTAAATCGTAGGGCGGCTGAAGCTGAATCTAAAATGATAGAGTTACAACAAGTGCCCTACACAATTTATATAGCATAATATGGCAATGTTCACCACCCAGAGAGATATGTCTCTGGTTAGAAAGTTAAATAGAGAACTGATGGGTAATATTATTACTCAACAGTGTTCTTTATATCAATTTAAATTAGAAGAAACTAAAGTTAATTTATATGGAGAAGCAGATGCTGAAAAATTTTATGATGGTCCCTTTATATTTAATGTTTTAATAAATAGAGAAAATGAACAATATGTTGATAACATAGAAGGTGTTCAATTTGGACAAGGAATTCAATTTTATTTTTTTAGAGATGACTTAGTAGATGCAGATGTATTACCAAGAGTAGGAGATATTGTTTTATATCAAGAAGGATACTATGGAGTACAAAGTACAGTAGCTAACCAATATTGGGGAGGTAAAAATCCAAAATACCCAAATAACATTAACCCACTTAACCCTGGATTAGAAGGATTTGGTAATAACTTATCAATATTAGTTTCAACATATTATATACCAGCTGATAAAGTAGCAATTTCACCTTATTTAGAAAGAATGTAATGGCAAAACCTAGAAAACCCACACCTAAAACTCAAAAACAAATATCTGTTTCAAAGCAAAAAGCTTTTAACGGTATTGAAGACAGAGGCATTCTAACTAACCCTAATATAGCTGATGGGCATGAAAATGCTAACTATCAAGATACAGGAATAAGTTTTAATAGGTCTGAGGAGATGAGCTTTAAAGATGATAAAACAAAACAATATTCAGTCGGTATACAAGATTTAGATGAAGCTGTATTTTATTATTTTCAAAATGTAATTAAACCCTTTGTAACACAAAATGGTAATAGAAGAGAAGTACCTGTTATTTATGGTGCTCCTGAAAGATGGAAATCATTTCAACGTGATGGGTATTATAGAGATAAACAAGGTGCAATAATGTTGCCTATTATTGTAATTAAAAGAGATACAATAACTAAAGACAGAACAGTAGCTAACAAATTAGATTCTAATCAACCTAATTTATATGGTACATGGTCTAAAACATATGGTGCTAGTAATTTTTATGATAATTTTTCATTATTAAATAATAGAAAACCCGTTGATACTTATCATGTAGTAGCACAACCAGATTATGTAACATTAGAATATAGTTGTCTTATACAAACATATTATATGTCTCAATTAAATAAAATAATTGAAGCATGTGAATATGCATCAGATTCATATTGGGGTGATCCTGAAAGATATAAATTTAGGGCATTTATTGATTCATTTTCAACCGCAACAGAATTAATAATGGGTCAAGACAGACTTGTTAAAGGTACTTTTAATATAAGATTAAGAGGTTATATTATTCCCGATGTTATACAAAAAGATTTAAATGCAATGAAAAAATATAATTCAAAAGCTAAAGTAACTATTTCAACGGAAACAGTAAGAGATATGAGAGATACTTTACCTTTAAGAAATCCTACAACAGATGGTAGAATAAGAGATTAATTTTAATAAATCTAAATATATTTATAATCAAATAAATACATTATGTCAAAAAAGTTATCAGAAAAAGAGTTACAATTACTAAATAGTTATCAAACAAAAAATAATGATATAATATTTAGTTTAGGATCTATTGAATTAAATAAAATGGTCCAAAACGAAAAAAAAGAGGAGTTATTTAAAAACTTTAAAGAACTTCAAAAAGAACAAGACATTACTGCTAAAGAATTAGAAAAAATATATGGCAGTGGAAACATAAATTTAACAAATGGCGAAATAAGTCCGATAGAATAGACTTTTGAGGAAATTTCTAATATTTATAACAAAATAATACTTTAATATATAATATAAAGCAATGGCAGAAACATTAATATCTCCAGGCGTATTGGCAAGAGAAAATGATCAATCATTTATCCAACAAAACCCATTAAATTTCGGAGCAGCGATTATAGGACCAGCAGTAAAAGGACCTGTAGAAAAACCTACATTAGTTACTTCATTCAGTGAATACCAAGCAATATTTGGTCAAACAGTTGAAAGTGCATCTCTACAGTATTCTTACTTAACTTCTACAGCTGCTAACAATTACTTTAGACAAGGTGGAACTTCATTATTAGTAACAAGAGTTACTCATGGTGATTTCGCTCCAGCATTTACTTCAGGTAGTACTGCAGGATCTGGAAATAGCGGTATCATGAATCTTGAAACATCAGAATCTATTGTAATTCAAACAATTTCTGAAGGAACTATAATGAACAATTATGCAGCATCAGACGCTGCAAGTGGTACATTAGCATTAGGTTCAGCAGATAATGTTAGATGGCAAATTGCTGGTGTTAATACAGGATCAGGTACTTTTTCTTTAATAGTAAGACAAGGTAATGATACTTCAAATTCCCCATCAATTTTAGAAACATGGAATGATTTATCATTAGACCCATTCCAACCAAATTATATAGAAAGAGTAATAGGTAATACTACTCATGAAATTGCACAGGATGGAGCTGATTATTATGTTAAGGCAACAGGAGATTATTTAAATAGAAGTAGATATATTAGTATAAAATCAGTACTAACACCAACTCCAAATTTCTTTAACAATGCAGGAGGAGTTAGTAGCGGATCAGCAGGAACTTTATATTCAAAATTCATACCAGTAGCATCTTCAGGATCATTCACAGGAGCAACTGGAGAAAATATTCAAGCGTCAATGTCGCCAGCTAAATTTAATAGCGCAATAATTGACACGAATATACAGGGATTAACGGCAACAGATTATTCAGCATCAATATCATTACTTAATAATAAAGATGATTATAACTTTAATGTTGTAGTTGCACCAGGATTAATTGGAGATTCATCATTTACAAATTCATTAGTTCAAGTTAATTCATTAGTAGCATTAGCTGAAAATAGACAAGATTGTATCACAGTAGTTGATCCATCAGCATATGGTAAAACAGTATCACAAACAGTAGCAAGTGCTACAGCATTTGATTCAAGTTATGCAGCTGCGTATTGGCCGTGGTTACAAGCAATTGACCCAACTAGCGGCATGACCACTTGGTCCCCAGCTTCAGCATTTATTCCCGGCGTATATTCATTTACAGACGCATCATCTGAGCCATGGTTCGCACCAGCAGGTTTAGTTAGAGGTGCTTTAGGAAATGTTATTAGAGCAGAACAAAGATTAACATCAGGACAAAGAGACACTTTATACAGTGGAAATATAAACCCAATAGCAACATTCCCAGCAAGTGGAGTTGTAGTATTTGGACAAAAAACATTACAACGTAGAGCAAGTGCATTAGATAGAGTAAATGTAAGAAGATTGCTAATAGCAGTTAAATCATTTATAGTACAAGTATCAGATAACTTAGTGTTTGAGCAAAATACAATTAGTACAAGAAATAACTTCTTGACACAAGTTAACCCATACTTAGAATCAGTACAACAAAGACAAGGTTTATACGCGTTTAAAGTTGTAATGAACGAAACTAACAATACACCAGATGTTATTGATAGAAACGAATTAGTTGGAGCAATATATTTACAACCAACTAAAACAGCAGAATTCATAATCCTAGATTTCAATGTATTACCAACAGGAGTTGATTTCCCTGCATAAAAACTAAAAAACAGAATATTTATAATAAAATAAATAAAATAATAAAATGGCAGTATTAGACCCAAACGAAATATTTTTCACAGCTTTTGAACCTAAACAAAAGAATAGATTCATAATGTATGTAGATGGAATTCCTTCTTATCAAATTAAGGGAATTGGAGCTGTAACACTAACTCAAGGAACAGTACCTTTAAATCACATAAATGTTGAAAGATATGTAAAAGGTAAATCAAAATGGGGTACAATTCAGATGACATTATTTGATCCAATTACTCCAAGTGGTGCTCAAGCATGTATGGAGTGGGTTAGATTACATCATGAATCAGTAACAGGTAGAGATGGATATAGTGATTTCTATAAAAAAGATTTAACTATGAACGTATTAGGACCTGTAGGTGATATCGTATCTGAATGGATTATTAAAGGAGCTTTGATTACTGAAGCTAACTTTGGAGATTTTAATTGGGACACTGAAAATGCTGCACAAGAAATACAATTAACTGTACAACCAGATTATTGTGTTTTAAATTTCTAATAAAAATTAACATATTTTTAAAAATAGCTTGGCTCACGCCAGGCTTTTTTTTATATTACATATGTATACACGAACAAAGTTATAAATTAAAATAAAGATTATGAGTGAATTTAAATTCCCAACCGAAGTAATAGAGCTACCCTCTAAAGGATTTATTTATCCTAAAGAAAACCCATTATCAAGTGGTAAAGTAGAAGTAAAATATATGACTGCTAGAGAAGAAGATATCTTAACTAACCAATCATACATTACAAAAGGAACAGTATTAGATAAACTGCTAGAATCCGTTGTTATTTCTAAAGTAGATATAGATGATTTAATTGTAGGAGATAAAAATGCACTATTAATTGCTACTCGTATTTTAGGATATGGTAAAGATTATGAAGTAGAAATAAAAGGTGAAATTGAAAATATTGATTTAAGTCAATTAGACAATAAAGATTTTGATACTGAATTAATAACTCAAGGGGTAAATGAATTTGAATTTTTACTCCCTCATAGTAAAACTCCCATTACATTTAAAATATTAACCGCTAAAGATGAAAAAGGAGTTGAAAACGAAATTAAAGGTTTAAAAAGACTTAACAAAGATGCATCCCCAGAATTATCAACAAGATTAAAACACATGATATTATCAGTAAATAATGATTCTACCAAAAAATCTGTTAGAGAATTTGTAGACAATTATTTATTAGCAAGAGATTCTAAATCCCTTAGAGATTATGTTAAACATATACAACCTGATGTTGATCTTAATGTAACATTAGAAAGCGGTTCGGAGGTCCGCGTGCCTATTGGGCTTAGGTTTTTTTGGCCTGACGTCTAAAAATGCACCCCAAATAAGAATAAATCTATTCAGACAGTTACATTCTTTAATTTTTCATAGTAAAGGAGCTTATGATTATTATACTATTTATAGTATGCCTATATGGTTAAGGAAATTTACATTTTCAGAAATAGATAAATTTTATAAAGATGAACAGGATGCTTATTCTAAATCACAATCCGGAGAAGGACAATCTAATGTAATTGGTTCTGATGGTAAAGTTAATGCCCCTGCATTCTTACAAGATAGTAAAAGTTTTAAAGGTAAAACCGGTTATAAATAGAATTTTTCTTCAATATTTATAACAAAATCCATTAATGGCGACTGAACAGGAATTAAATAGAGCTAAAGAAATAGCTGCTATAGAAAAAGAAAGAATATTAATAAAAGAAAAACAGAAAGAACTAGATGGTGATTCTGTTGGTCTTGCTACTTCTTTAGTTGACTCCATAAAAGAAATTCAAGGTATAAGTACTAAGAGAGGAACTTTTGATCAAAACCTCCTTAAAGTTAACAAACAAATTGCCAGCGAAATATTAAATCAAAGAAAAGGTCTTCAATCTATTGATGCTATAGATAAGCAGTTAATAAAAAATACTGATGCAATTGAAAGAGGAAAGAATGCTGCTAAAGCCTTAGCATCTGGAATTGTAGGAATAGAGAAGAAAAACTTAGATTTAGCTAATGAACATTCATCAACTATAGCTGAGCAAAGGGGCATACAAGATAAATTACTAAGAGATGCAGAAAAATCAGGAAAATTAGATAAAAAAGCTCTTGATCTTGCTGGAAAAAAAGCAGCTGAAGCTGAATCAGCTCTTAATAATATAACAGACCAGTTAGGCCCAATGGCCCAACAGGCTGTATTTACTAAACAAAATGTAGATGAATTAGAACGTCAAAATATAGCAAGACAAAAAGAGAAAGATACCCTAATAGAGAATGAAAAGAAATTAGGTGCTTTTGGTGGTCTTTTAAAAGGTATAGGTAAACTACCTTTAGTAGGGGACTTAGTAGACACCGAAAAAATAATGGGTGCTGCTATGGACAAAGTAAAAGAAACCGGATCCGGAGTTGAAGGTTTAGGTGCTGGTCTTAAAGAAGCAGGTAAACAAATGATAGATGGGATTAAAAACCCAGCTAACATGGCATTAGCAGCCTTTACTGCTATATTTGCTGCATTGTTATCAAATAATAAAAAAATTACTGAGTTTGAACGAAGTATGGTTATGTCCTCCTCAGAAGCTAAATCTTTAGCAGGTGAATTTTCAGTAATAGCGGCTACATCTGATGATATAAATACTACTAGTGCAAACCTTGTACATACTTTTACATCATTAAGTGAACAATTTGGTTTTATAGCTAAGTTTTCAATGGAAACTTTAGCAGTAGCTACTAAATTAGAAAAAACAGTAGGTTTATCAGCAGAAGCAGCAGGTAGTTTAGCAGCAGCTTCTGAATTAACAGGTGGAACTTTTGATGAACAATATAAAAATGCATTAGCTACTAGTTATGAACTTCAAAGACAAACAGGAGTTCAATTTAACTTAAAAGGAATTTTAGAAGAAACTAGTAAGGTAACGGGTACTGTAAGAGCTAATTTAGGGGGCAATATAGAAGAAATTGCTAAAGCAGTAACTCAAGCTAAATTATTTGGTTCTTCATTAGAAGATGTTGCGGCTGCAGGTAATAATTTATTAGACTTTGAAAGTTCAATAACTAAAGAACTAGAAGCTGAATTATTAATTGGTAGAGATATTAATTTAGAAAAAGCAAGAGCAGCTGCCTTAGCAGGTGATCAAGTAACATTAGCACAGGAATTACAAAAAGAAGCAGGTAGCCTGGAGGAATTCCAGAATATGAATGTTATACAACAACAAGCTTTAGCTGAAGCTATGGGTATGACTTCTGACCAAATGGCTGATATTTTATTTCAACAAGAAATACAAGGTAAAACTGCAAAAGAATTAAGAGCTTTAGGAAAAGATGAATTAGCAAATAGATTAGAACAACAAGATGCTCAGGACTCTTTTAATGCTGCCGTTGAACAATTAAAAGGGTTATTAGCTGATACTGTTAAATTTTTAGATCCTTTATTACAAGGATTTAGTTATATAGTTAAAAAAGCTGTTGAGTTTAAGGAAGTAATAGTTGCCACAGCAGCAGGGTTTGCTATGTATAAAGGTTCTATGATGGTTATTAATGCCCTTCAATCTAAAAATAATCTTTTATCTTTAAAGGGATTACGTACTGCTATAGCAACAGCAGCTACAAAAGCTGCAATTAACCCTATAGCAGCTGTCATTGGGTTAGTAACAGCTGGCCTTGTTTATGCTTATTTTGCCTCTAAAAAAGCTGATGATATGATGTCTCCAGGAGGAAATTCAGGAGGTTATGGCAGCAGAACATTAATGGGCCCAGAAGGTGCAATAGCATTAAATAATAAAGATACAGTTATAGCAGGAACTAATTTATTTCCAAAAGGTGATGATGTTATGTCAACAGGTGCGGGTGAGATACAAATGCCAGCCCCAG